CCGTTTGGTCTTTATAGGTTCTTGTACTCCTGGCATCGTTGACAAATTTCTCGCCTGCCATAGCCAATGTCCAGATAATTCTTTGTTCGATATTAACCTTAAATCTATCTATTCGTCTATCTATATTGCCCTGGCTAAATTCAGGAATTAAAGGCATATTAACACTTCATCTCTATATGTTTTTGATATTCAAACAATTGTAAAATTATATGTTCTTTATTAAAAAATTCTAATTTTGCGCCATCAGGAACGCTTCCCACCCCAGCAAATAATGGAGAAGAAATAAACCAGTTATATCCGATCATATTCCCGGATTCTCCTATAATATATTTAGTTGAATTCGGTTGTGCATTACAGACAATCCCTATGGTTACCAAAGTTCCTGGGGTATATATTCCGAACGTATTAGTAGACCCGGCACCACGATAACTTAAAGTCGCTGTATGAGGATATCTTTTTGTTACCATATTGCTTCTCCATTAACTGTTGGTTCATTCATGTCGTATTTCTGCAAAATCCTCTTGGCCATTGCAATAAGTTGAGCCCCGCTATATTTTATCGTAAAAGCCCCTTCTCTTAATTCGGGGTGAGTTGAGAGGGTAAAATACAAATCGGCTGCACATAAATCTATATCTTTAGCATTTGCAGCCGAATAAGTCCCCTCTGCATCAAGGCCTCTATCTAAAAGAAGTTTCTCTAATAAATTATCGTTCTCATATTCAGTTTGTGATTGCAGCGCTTCTTTATTGGTCATCTACTAATGCTCCTTTTACACTGCCCAAGTAGTAGCTTCTGTATCTAAATTATAAATATGGTCTATAGAAGGACAGCTCGGGAAGGCATTTATTTCACCTTTCGTATACTGGGTCACAGGGTCAATGCTACTCCAAGAAGAAATTAAAATACCACCCTTTTTAGCCTGTATTACCTGTTTCGGAGGATTAGTCTCTTCCGCAATAGGACCTCGGAGTACATTTCCACATTGTAAATTTTCTACAAAGACTACATGTTTATCTTCGCCACTTGCATTTAACCACGGGTCGACTGAATGGACTACATGGTCTTCATCCTCATAATCTACAATAGTATCTATTATTACTATTTGAGGAAGCCCAAAAGCCTTTAATGTTATATTTAAAACATTTAAAGATGGAACCATCGTTATTTTTGTAGCTCCCCAGGTTGTATAAGGTACTACAAAATTCTTAACTTCGTCTGTAGTTACCATAAATGAAAATTTAGATTCATTCATTAATATATATTGAGGATTTGCTCCAGCTTTTTTTGCGGCTCTTACGACATCCCGGATATCAGTAATTGGTTTACAAGTGGTTGTAGTTGCTCCAGTCCAATATCTACCAGCAGCAGACATTTTCTTTTTGTTAGCAACAGGAAGTTGAAAATCTACTACTTCTTCGGTAACTATTCCGCCAACATTATTAGTTGTAGAAAGAATTATTTGCCCGGTAGATAAAGCCTGTAAAGCAAACCATTCTAATCTGCCTAATACTGCATCCATACAAAAGTTAGTATCGTTAAACACAAGTTGTAGGAGTGCCCCCTGTTCAGGATTTGCCATAGCCTTAAAAGCATTATAATCGTTGATATCAGTTTCAGTCATTTGTCTTTTTACTCTAATCGAAGGAATTGAACCGGTTAATTTGCTTATGCTTTTTCTTGTCTTTAATGGGGCGCTTGAATTATAAGCCACAACATCTGCCATTACACGATTCCCTTCACTGCCAATTAAAGTTTCAAAATTCAAATATGGCGTAGTCTTCATGGGAAAGAAGTTAGGCCAATATTGTTTCTCATATAGCCTCTTATTTAACCATATTTCTAAATTCTTCTTATTCATTTCATTGAACATTTTATATTCATTCATTATTATTTCACCTCGTTATTTCATTTTTTATTTTTTATGCAAATCTTATCCTATCGGTTAAATCGGTTTTATGTTGGCTTGTAACGAAATAAGGTAATTCGGATTCATCTACGGTTCCGCGTACAACAGCACCCGCAAATAAATTATCCAGTAAATTCCCTTCATCATCCCTTACCTCTATTGTATCTCTTAAAATACAGCTGGCGGCATATAAAGCAGTTGCGGTGTCAACAGCAGCAGCTTCATATAAAACCGCACCTGAAGCAATTGCATTATGCACTACCTCAACAGCAATAGCGGTGGCTGATAATCTGGCAATTGTTCCAGCAGTTGCTCCTTGTAAAAATATATTTTCACCAACCTTAAATAAATGGTCAGTAGGTTCAATTGCTAAAATAGTAGTATTTGTAACCCCCGGAGCGGTTAATCTCGCTGTTTTGATTACATTATATAGGCCACTTCCGCCATCATTTAGTAATGCACCCTTTTTAATTTCTTTGGTATTGGTAGGAAATCTATCAGTCTTTACAGTCACTCCGCCAGGAATATCTTCTAATATCTGTAGAAATACGGGGTCATATACAGCCCCTTCATCCGTTTTTTTTACTTGTAAACTCATTTTATTCACCTCATTTAATTATTATTTTTCTTCTTCTATTAATTTCTTGCCTTCAAAAGTCCCTTCAGTTTCTCCCTTTCCACTTGCGACTTTAGCGATTAATTCTTCATTTAAAGTACCTGCCTGTTCACCTTTGATGGGAATTTCTCCGCCTTTAAGTTTTTTATCAATTTCGGCCTGTTTAAGTCCGAGAACCTCGTCCTTTAAACTTTTTACACTTTCTTCAATGTCTTCATCTTTATCAACTGTAATATATTTTGAGAATCCTTCGCTTAAATCTGCTTTTTTTAGAGCATCTTTTATTAAAGTTTCCCGCTTTGTCTTAACAGTCGTTCCGCTCAAATCTTTTACTAAATCAGTCAACTTGCCAACCGATTCAGTTAGATCTGATATTTTCTTTTCGGTATCGCTCATATTCTCCTGTTCCTTTTTTTTCTTTTCTTCTGCTTTTTCTTTTGTTGCTGCTTCTTCCTTTTCTTTTGCTGATTTTAGATCATGGGTAGTGATGGCTTGCGATACCCTCCGGTCTGTCTCGCTCTGCAGGTACTTATTAAAACTTTCTTCCAGCCCAGCTTCTTTAACAGCAGCGACAAGCTGTTCCGGGGTCAGTTCAATTTTCCCTTTTAACTTTTCGATTTCTGCTTCAATTTGACTTGCCTCTGTCACCTTAATTTTTTCTGCTAATCCCTCATCAAGCCCCGCTTTCTTCAAAGCAGTTTTAATTTGAGTTATTAAATCCATTTTATTTTCTCCTTTTGTATAGAAAGAAAGATAAAAAATCCTCCCCTCTCCATTTTTTTATTTTTTATTAAGGAATAGGAACATCATCTTTATCGAATGCTATTTTTTCATTTGCAGCTGCTTGCACAGCGACAATCTTATATTCTCCAGATAGAGGATTAGTTATAACAATTTTTCTATCTAAATCAGGTAAAGCAACAACTGCATCTCTAATCTCGGCTCCGCTCTGATCGTCTTTAGCATTTTCCTCTACCCCTGCCAACTTTGTTTTTTCAGCAGCCAGCATGGCCTTACGGGTTGTTCCATCAGGAAGTCCCTCAAGGTCAGACGGAGGAACCCCTGTATCGTATTTGTTAGACGTTCCTTCAGACAGTTCATCAGTGTCAGCAGGTGGAACTCCGGTATCATACTTGTTGGTAGTCCCTTCTGGTAATTCATCCGTGCTAACAGGATTTTTTTCTGCCGCTGGATCTAGTAATATTCTTTCGATAGTCATTTTTTAACACTTCCTTTCTTTATTTATTCTTCAAATTTGATTGCTACCTTACGATCTTTTGTAATAGATAATTTAGTGATTCTCTTTTCACCTTCTGGCGGTTCAAAAATTCCTTCAATCATAGTGGGAGTCGCTTCAAAAATTACAACATTTATAGGTTCAGATTCTATAATTTGTATATTGATTGGTTCTGGCTCGTCTATCTTTATATTGATTGGTTCTGGCTCGTCTATTCGTATATTGATATCTGGCATTAATCCATTCTCCTTGTGATGTCAGTTAAGATTTCTATTCTTCCCCGTAATAAAGTTAATATATTATCTTCTCCTCTTTTAACTTGGATATCATACCAATATTTATCAGGTTTTATAACATTAGTATCGTTAGGCAATAATATAATTTTGGTTTTTCCATTTATAGGGTCATCATGGATAGTTATATCTTTTTTTATAACTGCTTTATTATCACCGTCTATACAACTTAATTTTATGGTAAAATAAATTTTCCAATCGGTGATATTGATCGATTCACCATTACTATTGGTAAAAGTAAGATTATATTCCCTGCTGTCACCACGATATAAAGTCTCTAAATTATGCTCAAGTATTGGCATCTATTTACCTTATTAATTTTATTTTTTACTTACTTTAAGAGCCGAATTTCTTAATATATCAGCTATGTTTTTTTGTTTTTTATTCAGCATTTTTGCTATTCCGGTCATTAATTTTTTATCTTTTTTTATATCTTCGGCTTTTAATAGAGTATCCATTGCATATTCAATTTCATATTCTTTTTTAGTTGCCATTGTTTATCCTTATATTTTTTATTTCTTAATAAAAAAAGAGCCAGCCAAGAATGTTTTTTACATTCTCAAAACTGGCTCTCTGAATTGGAGCTCTATTTACTTATTTTTTTCTTTATTTATATTACAACATTTTTTTATTTTTTACAAGTCAACAATAAAATAATCCTATCACCCCCTAAATATTCATTTTAAATAAAACTTCTTCAATCCTTCAGGATACCCCTAAATCTAAATGTGGGGTGCTTCTCCTTTTGAATCCCCTATGCTATTAAGGTAATTGGTAGCCTATTATCCATCTACCGCCTATAATTACACTTTTTTTAAAGTCATCTTGCGACCATAGGCTTATGTGGGCTTCATATTCGTTGCCAAACATTATGCCCTGTCCGCTGACATAATTGGGGGTCGATACTATCCAATACCTGGCCTTTTTAAGTATTTCAAGCCCTTTTTCTTTTTTCATATGTTCGATAACGTCCATTAATAATACCAGATCATAATTCACTAATATTCCATCGTTTTTAGTTATGTCCTGATTGTAAATATTATTATAAATTATAGTATACCAGGGCAGTTTAGTATATTCCTTAAAGATTTCTATTGCGTCTATTCGTTTTTTCCAATCTTCCGGATATAACCGCCCCTGCCAGACCTCGAGATATTCCCTTAACAGGAATCCCCATTTTCCGAAACCGGAGCCTACGTCAAGGATAGAATCCGGGTTGATTCTCATTATTAAATCGATTACCGGACTGATTATATTGGGCCTACCTGATGGCATTTTAATCCTCTTTTATAATATCTTTAATTTGTCTTAACTGGTTTTTAAGTGTCCATCCTTTATCTATAATCCAATTTCTGTAAGATTTCGAGTAATAATTTTCATTAGTTATAATATTTACTGCTCCCTCGATTGTATTAAAAATAGCATATTTAGGGTATAATTCTTTGGCTCCTCTAAAATTATGTATAATAGGTTTTATTCCCCTGGCCATAGCCTCAAAAATACCATATCCGAAACTTTCATGTATCGAGGTATGGAGCAGGTAATTTTTATCTTCCCAGAATTTCTCCATATCATCAATCCAGCCGTAGAATTTTACATTATCCTGCAGCCTCATTTCCTTGACCATATACTCCAAGTATATTTTATATCTTAAATCCTGAAAAGAACCTGCTACGTGCAATGTATATCTTTTATCAGCATTATAAAGTCCTTCAGTTAATTTCTTCAATATCTGTAAGGCCATTTGAGGATTCTTCTTGTAATTAATGAATCCAACCCAGGCTATATTATGTCCAGGTTGTATTTCTCTAAATTTGATAGAATTCAGATCAATTCCATTAAAAGCGATTTCTATTTTAACTTTCTTTTCAATGTCCGGGATAAATATTTTCAGAATTTCCCTGATATGCGGAGCCACCAGAATCAATTTACTTACCATAGGCCAATTAATCTGTTTGGGAAAATCCGAGAATACTTCATAACTATGAAGTCTAATTATAACTTTTTTACCTTCAATCTCTTCGTAATTAGTTCCTACAATGGTCGCCTGATTGCACCATTCGAACCAGACAATATCGGCCCAATCGATTGCATCATAAATTTCCTGTTGGGTCCTGATTATAAACTTCCTGATGGTGTAATCGCCTGACAATCCTTTAATTATCTGATCTATGAATTGGTCAAGCCCCGCCAGGCACACAAAGCCTATCTTTTTCATTTATTTCTCCTTTTATGGCTTAAATTTCTCGCCACTACTTTTGGCAATAATAAAGCCTTGTTTAATTGCTTTCAATTTAGCTGCCGATTCGGATTTTTTATTGCCGGCAGTATAGGTATAACAAGCGCCGCTATCCCCATATTTCCAGCCTGGTTTATCATCTTTTCTACACTTCATTAATGGCATTTTATTCCTCCTTTTTTGTTTTTTAATTCTTTCCTCTTCGTAAATCATAAAATCAATACCTGGAAATTTTTCAATAAGATCCAGACCGCCATCAGGTTTTAAATAAGGATTTTTGTTTTTATCTTTTTTTCTTTTGGCCATTATTTATTCAACCACCTTTTATATTCTATGCCGTATTTTCTGGCAAATATTTCCATTGCCTCATGGGTATGTTTCTGACTTGTTACCCTTGACGCAAGTTTTATCGCTTCGTCATAATCTACCCCAGTACTTAGTAATCTGATACGTTCTCTTTCGTATATTGTCTGGTATTTATTTTGTAATATGCTATTTTCTATCCTATAAAAGTCTTTTACTGCAGCCCCGGAATGTGGGAATTTTGCATTATCTATTATTTTAGCACTATATTCATATTTAGTCCCCACTGCCCTTACTTCGGTCCCTCTTTTGTATGCTCCTAACATGTTGAGATCATCTCCGGAGAAACTGCTCCCGGAAGGATGATTATGTGTAAATAGCATATTATCGACATTCATTTGGTCGAAATCTCTCGCTGTGAAATTTATCTGATTCCTAACTCCAGATTTTTCAAATACTATATTTCCTTCTTTGTCGACTGCTATACAATGTTCTATTTTCGCATTGGCATATTTTTTGTTAAATTCCTTTATTTCCATTAATTGTTTTTCTCTTCCGGTTACCCTCGTGGGTATAAATCCGGGCCTGGCCGGTTCAATAATTCCGATTTTGGGCATGGTTATTTGTGTTATGCTGTCTTTTAGCTTAAAGTCCGCCGTAAAGTTATCTCTTATAAAATATGGTGTATTCTTATATCCCGCTATCGTTTTAGCATT